TATGAGACTTATAAGAAGTACGGCTACATAGATATGTTTACCGGATTCCGATGCTGGGGTCCGATGAGTCGTAATGATAGTATTAACTACCCTGTTCAGGGGGCTGCTTTTCATTGTCTCCTTTGGTCGTTTATACAGCTAGACAAGTTACTCCTCAGCGAAGGATTACAAAGCCGTTTAATCGGTCAAATACATGACTCTATGATTTTGGATGTATTACCGGAGGAACTCGAATATCTCAAGGAGAAGATTCACAAGATTACTTGTGAGGACCTTCCTGCTACTTGGAAATGGATTATCATACCATTGGAAGTGGATATGGAAGTATATCCTGTAGACTCTCCGTGGATAGAGGAAAAGTAAATAAAAAATTATTTGTATAATATAGAAAAATAATTATGAGTTTAGCATTAAAATACCGCCCAGATGATCTAAACCTGATTAAAGGGAATAAAGACATTGTGGATACTTTGAAGGGTATGTTATCTAACCTAGAAACATGTCCTCATTCCTTTTTACTTCATGGTCAGACCGGATGTGGAAAGACTACCATTGCCCGCATCATAGCCAAGAGGCTTGGTTGTGAAGGAGAGGACCGGAGAGAGATTGATAGTGCCGATTTCAGAGGCATTGATACGATTCGGGACCTGCGAAAGAAGAGTCAGTATATGGCTACTTCATCTGCTAACCGGATTTGGATCATAGATGAGTGTCATAAACTTACTAACGATGCACAGAACGCTTTACTGAAGATATTGGAAGAACCCCCAAGTCATGTTTATTTTGTCTTATGCACGACTGAACCAAATAAGCTACTGGAGACTATAAAAGGGCGTTGTATCCAATTACAGGTAAAACCCTTGAACGATTCCCAAATGAAGGGAATGTTCAGAAAAATCCTAATGGCTGAAGGGATAGCCCTCGAAGATGAAATACAGGATCAGATCATTCAGGATAGTCTGGGATTACCTAGAAATGCAATTAACATTCTCGAACAGGTTATTAACGCCCCTGCAGAGCAGAGAATGGAAGTCGCTCGTCAGACTGCAGCTCAACAGGGGGAAGTTATAAACCTTTGTAGGGCTTTGATGGACAATAGCAATTGGAAGAAGGTGAAAACTATACTGGATTCCATACGAGATCAGGAACCTGAAAACATTCGTAGGATGGTTTTGGGTTATTGTCAGTCCACTCTACTTCGCAATGAACATGATCGGGCTGCAGCTATTATAGAAGCTTTCTGGGAGCCAACTTACAACATAGGATTCCCCGGAGTCGTATATGCTTGTTATTCAGTAGTAAAAGGATAAATATGACACGGATAGATTTACAACTTGAATATCGTTTCGATACCGGAGAATACCCTGAATCGGATGCTGACTATGCCGTTTGGCTTGAGGAACAACTACTATACATCCGCAATAGATTATCTATTGTTGACAATGATATACTAGTAGGAATGAAACGCTTTGATGCACGAATGGAAGATATAAAGCAAACAATAAAACTAACTACGAGAAGTAAGATATGAACTACGAAGAGGACATTAAAATTGACGAGACTGCTCTTGATGTAGAGTGGTTAGGACAACCAAAGCTGATGCTTCGATATGCTCAACACGCAGCGAAAATGCGAATGGAAACCGATATTGCCAAGGAAAAGCTTGACATTATGCGAGCTGAATTGGACAAGGAAGTACGTATGAACCCGGATTCCTTTGATATTGCAAAGATTACGGAGGCTACTGTTCTAGCAGCTATCATTTCAGATTCCCGTTATCAGAAAGCCAATAAGGCTTATCTTGAAGCCAAGTATGAATCTGATATAGCCCAGAGTGCTGTTCGGGCCTTTGATGCTCGTAAGGATGCTTTAGAGAACCTCGTCCGCTTACATGGACAGCAGTATTTTGCAGGACCTAAAATGCCCAGGGACCTTTCATTTGAAGTCCGGCAGGCAGAAAGCACCCGTTCAGCTAATTCCGCAATAAAAAGTAGAATGGCCCGTAAAACTAGGAGAGAAGATGACGACAATTGAGTGGATTGGAATAGGTATTATCTGTCTTGTGGTAATAGCTATAGTTGCAAGCTATATTCAGATACGAGTATGGACTTATTTCGGAGAGAAATTTCTGTTGAAAAGATCAAATAAACTTAAAAAAGAACACAATGAAGAAAACAAAAAGTAGATTTAGTGGAAAGGTCGGTAAGGATGTCGCCCGTCAGCAGCGAGAGGCTTCTTCATATGGATACCTTAACCTTCCCAAAGGAGTAAACGTATGGAGTGCCAAACCGGGCAGCCGCAACGTTCTATTTGACATCCTTCCTTATGAGGTTACGAGCAAAAAACACCCTGACCGCAATGAAGAGGAAGAAATAGCTGTTGAAGGTTCTCTGTGGTACAAATCTCCAATATGGACTCACCGTAAAGTTGGAGCTGGGAATGATACTGTTATATGCCCTCTTATGACAGCCAAGAAACCCTGTCCAATATGTGAATACCGGGTCAAGCTTCAGAAACAGGGAGCTGACAAGGAAGATATCAAAGCTCTCCGTCCTTCCAAGAGGAATCTGTATGTAGTAGTTCCACTCAATGACAGGGAAGAGGAAGCCGTTCCACATATCTTCGATATTGCAGATTATAACTTCCAGAAACTCCTCAATGAAGAGATTCAGACAGATGATAGCGTTCAGATATTCCCGGACCTTGAAGAAGGTTTGACCCTCAAAGTTCGCTTTGATTCTTCAACTGTTGGGGGTGGTAAGCCTTACGCAGAAGCAAGTCGTATAGACTTTGAAGAGAGGGAAGAAGCGTATGATGAGTCCATTCTGGAAGAAGTCCCAAAACTCGATGACGTTATAAATATTCTCCCCTATGATGAGCTTCAGGCGAAGTTCTTTGAGGTAGATACAGAAGAGGTTGGGGAAGATATTGAAGAAGAGGAAGAGGAAACCCCAAGGTCGAAGAGAGAAAAACGTCATACTGAAACACGTTCCAGTACTCCACGGAGGCGTAAGATTGAGGAAGAAGAGGAAGAGGAAGAGGAAGAGGAAACTGATGATGACGATGATGAAGAGGAAGAAGATACCAGACCTTCTGCTAGAAAAACATCTTCAAGAACAAAACCCCGTCCCTCAAAAAAGGAAGAGGAAGAGGATGAAGAAGAGCCTGATGATGATGAAGAGGAAGAAGAGGAAGAGGCTCCAAGATCGAGAATGTCCAGAAGTTCTAAACCTGCTCCTGGCAAAGATACCTCAAAGAAACCTACAGGGGGTAAAAACAAATGTCCTCACGGACATCGCTTTGGTATAGATGCCGAAGATTTTAAGGAATGTGAAACCTGCGGGATATGGAGCGACTGCTTGGACGAAAAGGAAAGAAGGTAATCAGTATCCTTCGAGAGGGTAAACATCCAGAAAGTAAACTTGTAGGGGCACTTTTCCCCCTACAGGTTTATAATTATGTAACTTTGTACACCCTAGCAAAAGGAACCAGTAGGACGAATGTTCTAAAAGAGCTGATTAACACTTGGATTGCAGACCGACTTAAAAATCATGGGGAAACCGAAAAAGTTCTAGTTCAGGAGATAACGCAAAGAATTTGGCAGAGATGGATAATTCAACGGGTTTCAGGTAGGAGAAGAATGACCTTTATCAAATTCGTTGAACTATTATCTCATGAACTTAAACGCAGTGGCCTTCCTGAAACCTATATCGAAAAGATTAAAACCGGAGTAAATCAATGTTATGCAAAGGATAAAGAAAGTAGAGAAGTCGCTGAGTAGTCAGATGAAGAAAAGGGTGTCTGCTAAAGCATCTCCTGTGGAAGAATATGATGGAGATTTTGATCATATAATTCATACGGGAAGTACCCTACTTGATTTGAATATATCAGGGGATAGAATCCACGGAGGGGGAATACCCAGTGGTATTTTGGTAGAGATATTTGGTCCAAGTGGAAGTGGTAAGACTGTCCTGCTTTCTGAAATAGCCGGGGCCATCCAACGTTTGGGAGGGGATATTAAATTCAGTGATCCTGAAGCCCGACTCAATCCTCAATTTGCAAAGTTATTCGGGTTGGAGTTACAGGAAGGTAGTTATTCTCAACCGGATACTGTAACGGAAGTTTTCAAAGCAGTACGGGAATGGAAGCCTAGTAATAAAGGGGATGTGCATGGAGTATTTGCGGATTCCCTCGCTGCACTTTCTACTGATATGGAAATGGAGGCGAAAGAAGGGGATAAGATGGGGGTGCGAAGGGCAAAAGAGTTCAGTGAGGAACTCCGTAAGACCTGCCGTATTCTTAAGCAGAAAGGCTATCTGATGGTTTGCAGTAATCAGGTAAGAGAGAACTTGGATGCCGGGGCATATGGGCAAAAGTACAAAGCTCCCGGAGGGATGGCCATGGAATTCTATTCTAGCTTGAGACTCAGAACCTTCAATCCTGAAAAGATTTACGAAATACGGAAAGTGGCGGATAAGGAAGTCAAGCGAGTGATAGGCGTAAACGTTCAGATTGAAATATCGAAAAGTTCCATTAGCAAGCCCTATCGCACCGCTCCGGTAACTATCATATTTGATTATGGAATTGATGATATCCGGCAAAATCTTCGGTATATCAAGACCTATACCAAATCAACTACTTACAAGCTAGGTGGGGAGAATATCGGAAGAAGTATTGAAGAGGCTATCAAGTATGTGGAAGATAATGCATTGGAAGAACAATTAAAGGAAGAAGTGATCCATCTGTGGGAAAATATTGAGAGAAAATTCAAAAGTGATCGTAAACCTAAAAGATCATGAAACGAGTCAGTTCTGTAAAGCCAGTAATAAATGCCAAAATCCTGGCCCTTGATGTCGCTACGCACTGCGGATGGGCCGTAGACAGGTCTATATACGGCGTGTGGGATTTAACGCCTAAACGTGATGAAAGCATTGGAATGCGACTTATTCGTTTCCGGTATAAACTTAACGAGATTATTGCCAAGGAAGGTATTAATTTAGTAGTCTTTGAAAGGCCCGGAGGACGACATGTTGGAGCGGTAATAGTCCACTCTGAATTACAAGGTCAGGTAAAAGTCGTTTGTGAAGATCATCAAATTGAATATCGTGGGTACTCTTCACAGGAAATCAAGAAGTTCGCTACCGGGAAAGGTAATGCAAATAAACAAGCAATGATCACTGCTGCCATGCTAAAACTTGGTTACATGGGGACGAATGATAATGAAGCGGATGCTTTGTGGTTATTGGAACTTGCTAAAAACGATTTACAAAAGTACTAAATAAAATGGCAGAAAAGAAAATTACAAGAGAGGAATACGCAGAAGCCGTAGATAGGGTTAAAAAATATATTGAACAAGAGTCAACAGAAAAAGGAAAACCTTGTTGGATATGTGCTCATAAAATAATGACGTCCATTATAATAGTTTTTACAGACGAATTAAATGCAAAGGTATTATCTAATTCTGGAGATTATATAATGTATAAAGCGGTATTATATGATTAAATCAATTCACATACAAAACTTTCAAAGTCATGCAAACACAGAACTTGAGTTCTCTCCTGGAGTCAATGTCATTGTGGGAACATCCGATTCAGGTAAGACGGCAATCATCCGTGCTTTGCGTTGGGTGCGGTGGAACAGACCTTCTGGTGATGCCTTTCGATCCAAATGGGGAGGAGGGACCAGCGTGCTCGTGGAATGTGAAGAAGCGGAAGTTTCTCGGATTAAAGATAAGTCGGATAAATTTCTGCTCTTCCCAAAAGGGCAAAATGAAATGGAATTCAAAGCTTTTGGTACTAATGTACCGGAAGAAATTGTTGCACTTCTCAATCTCGACGAAATCAACCTTCAATCTCAACATGATGCGCCATTCCTCATCAGTGACACTCCCGGAGCAGTAGCAGCACATTTTAATAAGGTTGCGCACCTTGATAAAATTGATATTGCTACAAGTAAGATCAATGGATGGATCAGGGGTCTGAAAAGCGATATTGAACACACTGAAGCAGATATTAAATCAGAAAAGGAAAAGTTACAAGCATTCGATCACCTTGATAAGTTTGAAGCTGAACTCGAAGTATTAGAATCCATGTCATCCGATTTATCTGTTTTAAGGAATAAGCAAGAAGCATTACGAAAGGATACAATTAAATACCGAACATTAGCTGATAGCATAAGTAAGTATGAGGACTTTGTATTAGAAGAACCTTTGGTGGATGCTACTCTTGAACTTATTTCCAACCGGGATGAAGTAAGGAATCAATACAGTGCTCTGATAAAAGTAGTTAAAAAACTTACGGAAATTAAACAAGATGAGGATGCTATAAATCATTTGCTCGAAGCAGAGTCTTTGGTTGATGATTTAATTGATAAATTTGCTCAAGTAAAGGTCATACAATCAGATTACAGCAAATTAAAATCCTTGATCAAGCAGATCAATCAATGCCAATCTAATATCAGCACAACTGAAACAAATATTAAAGAATCAGAGGAGCGATTTCATAAAGAGATGGGTGATGTTTGTATTTTATGTGATCAACCAATAAAGAAGAAATGAAAAGATATAAAGTCCTATTATTACAAGGGAGTACCTATCAAGTATTTGGATGGGATGAATCTTGCTATGCAAGTTACAATTGTACAGGAATTGCAAGAGGAGATTTTGATTATAATACTGTACTATTTCAAGGTACATTACCGGAATGTGAAGCATGGATACGTTTAACTGAAGAAGGATACTTATAAAAACAAAAACAATGTTACCAAAAATTCCAAAACGACTCGAAAGACGAACTGAGTTCTACAACAAGATCGCTCTAATAATTGGAGAGCATCCTCAAGCAGGAAAGACTGCTCAATGTAAAGGAGCTTTCCAATGGGCAAAACGTTGGTATATGGTCTTTGAAGATGTAAAAACAAAATTTCAGTTTGTGATAGATAGTCCGTCAAATGTAGCTTGGGCAGAAACGAAAGATGAAAATAAGGCACGTTAATTCAAATATCTATGAGGTCACAAATGACCATGGAGATATTGTTTGGTTCAGAGGTACTTGGAGAAAGTGCCAAGAGTATATGAAAAAACATAAAGATAAGTACAATGGAAGTGCGTAACGCTGTAATCACAAGTACTATGCTGGGCATAGAGGATCATGGAATCATGTCCTTTTATCTCTATTTAGATTATGGAGGTAGTGGACAAGGAGCAGGAGGGTGGAGTTTGGATACTCCTGTTAAAATAGGAAATACTTTTCTTCGTAGAGTAGGAACGGCAGAAGGACTGTCTTTAATTATGAAAATCCTTGATGTTGTTGGAGTAGGAAAATGGGAAGATTTAAAAGGAAAGCACATTCGAGTTAAGCAAGACCATACTGCCGTACACGCCATTGGAAATATTATAAAAAATGAATGGTTGGACTTCTCACAATTCTTTGAAGAAATAAAGGAATTCACCAAACTAATTGAGCGATAAAATGGCAGCAATACAAAAACCATTCCAATTTGGAAAAGATATATGCAAAATATTTGGGTTAGACCCATTAACGACTAAAAGTATTACAATCAAAATTGTTCCTGACGATTTGGTTATTGTAGAAGTAGAAACTATCCTACTTGAAGCTCCGGCAGATGAGTTGATCATAGAAATGAACAAATACGAATTTAAAGTATATGAAAAGAACCAAAAGAACTAACCCAACTGCAATTTTATGTGCAGATTTTCATTTACGGGAAGATACTCCTACTGCTTTTACCGGGAACTTTCAAATAGAGCAGTGGGGTGTAGTTACCTTTATAAGCAATCTGCAGGAAAAATATGACTGTTATGTCATTCATGCCGGGGATTTATTTAATAACTGGAAACCCTCTCCATGGTTAATTACAATGGCGATGCGGCATCTGCCAAAACGATTTGTTACCATATATGGTAATCATGACTTGCCTCAACATAATTTGGATCTCGCAGACAAATGTGGAATTAATGTATTGAAAGAAGCTGGAGTATTGGATGTATTACCCGGAACTCATTGGGGTCAAACGCCTGACGGATTCTCCTCCACATTGTTCAATATTCTTGTTTGGCACGTAATGACCTACCAAGGAAAGAAACCCTGGCCGGGAATAACTGATCCGATGGCAGCAACTCTACTGCGAAAATATCCTCAATATGATTTAATTCTTACAGGGCATAATCATCAGTCATTTGTAGAAGAGCATGAAGGAAGACTACTTGTCAATCCCGGTGGCATCACAAGGCAATCAGCCGATCAAATTGATTTTAAACCAAGGGTGTTCTTATGGTATGCCGAAACAAATACCGTAGAACCTGTTTACTTGCCATTTACCGAAGGGGCTATCAGCCGGGAGCATATTGATGTTATTGAAGAGCGTGATGCCCGTATAGATGCTTTCATATCTAAACTCAATAGTGAGTGGGATGTATCTTTATCATTTGAGGATAATATTGAAGCATTCTGTCAGGCAAATAATGTAAGAGAACCGATTAAAGAAATAATCTATAAAGCATTAGAAGTATGAAAAGAATTCTTGTAACAGGTGGAGCAGGATTCATTGGATCACATCTCTGCCGATACTTATTAGAGCAGGGGAATGAAGTTATCTGCATGGATAACTATTTCTCCGGACAGAAAAGAAACATTCATCCATTGCTACCAAATCCAAGGTTTGAGGCAATTCAATGGGATGTAACAAGGGAATATAAAATCATAGTAGATGAAATCTATAATTTGGCCTGTCCAGCATCCCCGATACACTATCAGCGATTCCCAACGGAAACAATCAACACCAACGTTATTGGAATGCGAAACGCCCTTGACTTGGCAACCCTCACAAATGCCAAAGTATTACAGGCATCCACGAGTGAAGTATATGGTGACCCGGAAGAGCATCCACAACCAGAATGGTACTGGGGAAATGTTAATCCGATAGGTACTCGTTCCTGCTATGATGAGGGAAAGCGGTGTGCAGAAACAATGTGTATGGACTATCATAGGCAATTTGGAACACAAATTAAAATTGCTAGGATTTTTAATACATACGGACCTAATATGCGAGCAGATGATGGCCGAGTAGTTTCCAATTTTATCATACAGGCTTTGCAAGGAAAACCAATTACAATATATGGATCAGGATCACAAACTCGTAGTTTTCAATATATAGATGATCTTATCCTTGGATTGGTTACTCTTATGGATACGCATGATACTATTACAGGACCTTTCAATATAGGCAATCCAAATGAATTTGCAATAGATGAATTGGCCGAAACTATAATTGCACTCACAGGAACAAAGTCATACATAGTTCATAAGGAATTGCCTGCGGATGATCCAAGACAAAGACAACCAGACATAGGACTGTTTAAGGCTCTTACTGGATGGGAACCAAAAATTCAACTTGAAGAAGGATTACGTAAAACTATAGATTACTTTAAGCAACTACCAAAATGACTCCAATACAATGTCTTAAGAAACAACTGGATGTTTGGGAAAGTGCTAAAGGGCATGCTGATAGGGATTATCGCCATGGTACAATTAGTGAGGCACAATGGAAAGGTTATTTGCATAACCTAATCCCTCTAATTAATCAATACAAAAGTGCTATCTTAATCTTACAAAAGAATAATATAAAATGACAGAGAATGAATTGATTGATCTCAAAAGCGAGATTACAGAAGCTAAAAATGAATTAGCAGAATTGCGAGGACAAAGAACTGCTTTAACTCGTCAATTAAAGGAACAGTATGGATGCTCTTCATTACAGGCAGCTGAAAAGAAACTGGAAGAAATGAAAGATCAAATTGACGATCTGAATTCCAAAATTGAGGAAGGGCTTGCGGAAATAGATGAAAAGTATCCTGAGCAATGAATACGCAAATGTTAAGAACCCGATTGGAAAGACAACGGGGAAAGAAAATACAAATTGAAAGAACTCTTGCTGAAAAAGAACAGGCACTACTTCTTTCACAAAAACAATTTAAACGGCATGAGAAGGCCAGGGAAATTATTCGGGAAGTAGGATTACAAACGCAACAGCAGCTTCAGTTTCATATTTCTGATGTGACCTCATTAGCCTTGGAAAGTGTCTTTAATGATCCATATCAATTAAAAGTCGATTTCGTTCAACGCAGGAATAAAACAGAATGTGATCTGTTATTCGTAAAAGGAGATAGTGAGTTGGATCCACTCACAGCAAGTGGAGGCGGAGCAGTGGACGTGGCTGCGTTCGCCCTTCGAATAGCCTCTTGGTCTATGGCACATCCAAGAACACGTGCAACTATAATCTTGGATGAGCCTTTACGATTCCTTAGTGTTGATAACCAAGAGAAAGCATCCCGTATGATTAAAGAACTCAGTCAGCGATTGGGATTGCAGTTTATTATTGTAACTCATGAATCTGTTCTTGCCTCTTACGCAGATAAGGTATTTGAAGTAAGTATTCGTAAAGGTAAAAGTAAAGTAATAGCAACATGAGAAGGAGAGACTTTTTAAAAGGAGTATTCGGAGCAGCCACCATAGCAGCAGTTCCGGCAGTAGTATTAAAACAAATAGATGAATTACCTACTTCAGAAGGTGTTACAAATAATCCCCCAAAGGTTGATGCTACTGGTATGTGTTATACCGGTCCTATTAAATCAGAAGGTAGTATCCTTTACATCTACGATGATAATCAATTAGTAGGTAGTAGTTCCATTTTTAATTTAAATTTTCATCGGATAGAAGATGATAATGCTCCAGTAGATTATTTTCCAAGAATAAAATCATGGAATGTGCGAGCCTACCAAATGCAATGGTTGTTAGACCCAGTAGAATTATTTGACCGCCCATCTACTAAATTACAATGTCTAATGATAAAAGATGATGTGAAATTTTCTGGAAGTATTTACCTGACTCAATTAGACTCCACATCCCCTCTTGATGAGAAAACAACCTACGGGGCTATATTTGAAGGTAACGGTGAATTAATGGTGATAATACAAAAGGGATGAAAAGAGAAGAATTAAGAAATAAATTAACGGATATTTTATCTGCAGCAATGTCAGGTGGAATAAATTTTACTCAGGCAGAGCGATCCATATGGGATTTATTTAATCCCGGCCTCCCTCCCGCCGAGGGTGCGGAGGAGATACTTGCAAACCTTGAGGCTTATTATGACTTTAAATTTCATTGGATTGAAAAGGACAGAATCATAAGAGCCATGACCGAGTTTGCCACCCTCCACGCCCAGAAGATAGCCGATAAGATGGTGAGCGAGATGCTGAGGGAGGAGTTGATAAAGTACGATAGGTGGATGAGCGGTAATTATTGGGGCGTAAAACAAATACCAACACCTGAACAATCAGTTGATGAATACTTAAAAAGCAGAGAGAAATGAAAACAAGGGTGATAATGATTGGACAGAACGAGTATAAGGATTGGGAAATGTTTGAGGAGGGATATATTGACGGATATATGCGAGGTGGCGACAACAAACCCTATGCCTGTATAGTATTGGGTGAGCGAGTTGTTATGGCTCCGTTTCACTGTTTTAAAGTGGTTATTTCTTACACAACAACTTATTGAGCCATGACTAACGAACAAAAGCTACGGGAGTTTGCTACGAAACAATTTCCGTTAAGTAAAGAGCTTAAAAAGGAAGCGTTGTATAATCTAATCCAGCAAGCGAAGCAGGATGAATGTTTTTCCGACCTCACCGCCCTCATCAGCGAGGGGTATGTCAGCAAGGAAAAAGCGGGATACCCACTTGAATTTATTGAGTGGTTAATCAAAGATCAGGAGATATTCTTCGGAGAATTAAACGAGGAATA